AAACGGATTATGGGTCTCAACGTACTCGTTAGTGGATTACTACCTGAAGGTGGATTCATGTTAATATAGAAGAACAGGAGTGATATTATGAGTAATGTTTATGGAGACTTTGATTATATTATTCATAAGATATTCCGCGAGGTTGATGATAGAATAGCAAATACAGGGTACGAGCCAAAGGTACTTATTGTGGCTGTTGATATTGAATTAATGCTTAGGCGTTGTGATGAAGCTATTAGAATGGGGCCCGTTGAAATACATCCATTAAAACGGATTATGGGTCTCAACGTACTCGTTAGTGGATTACTACCTGAAGGTGGATTCATGTTATTAGATGAACATGATGTTGCATTAATAGAAGAGTATAAAAGAATTATTAAAGAGAACAGTTATAACGTGAAAGAAGATGAAGTTAACTTTGATATGACTGAGTTTACAACTGCAAGAATATTAGCTAAGACAAATGTATTGGTGGGATTTGATGCCGGAAAAAGGTGATAAACTTTGGTGGTGGTGTAGCCGTTGGGGTTTAATGGTTTATAATGAAATGTGTGATATGGCTTGTTTGCCTGAGGAAGTGTCTGAATGCACAGATAAGAAAGAAAAGCCGCAAAGTGCTTATGCACCAATCAATCCGAATTTGGATAGAAGATTAAAGAAAATGCTTGAAAGAAAAAAGGAGAAGAGACAATGACACTATTTTTATTAGCGGGGAACTTTCAAGAGTTCCAAAGGTACATGAAAGAAAAGAACATGACTCGAGGAGTATTCTATGTTTCAGGATTATCCAGACTCAAAGGACGTAAAATTGGGCCACGAGATAAAATCCTTATATATGGTACTTTCTACCAACGAAAAGATGCCGAAGACATAATCAAAGAAATTACAATATGTAAGACAGTCACTTAGCTTTATATACTATAAACGCTATTGTAAAAATAAAAATAAAAAACCAGGGAGGTATAGAATGGTTAAACTGATAGAAGTAGTAGATGAACAAGGTGAGCCGTCAAAAGAACCTAAAGACATTATTAAGGAATTTTTGGATTCTGCAATGAGTGAAGCAAAATTTGAAGAAGAAGAAATTGGTAGGTCAGACAAAAGGGTTAATAATTTTATGGCTAGAACTAGGGTTTATTTGAAATATCATAAGTATGATACGATGGTAGATATTTCAAGAAAGAAGCCCTATATATATTTAAAAAGAATAGATAAGAAGGAGGTAGAAGAAAATGTCAACAGAAATGATACCAATGAAACAGATTCGATTGATGGATAATCAACCGAGGAGCGAGTACGACGATAAATACATTAAGGAACTCTGTGATACTTTTAAGACAAAGGGATTCAAAGGGGCCTTGACTGTATGGCAGCCTCCAGGAGAAGAATATTACGAGATTATATCCGGTCATTGTAGATATTTAGCGCTGGAGAAATTAGGAACTGATGAAGTTGCTTGTGCTGTATATGAAGATATAGATGCTGCAAAAGCATATGAGTTAGCTATATTGTTCAATGAACAGAGAAAAGATTTGTCTTTGTTAGAACTTGCTGAGTCATATCAGGTTTTGATGGAGAAACATGGGAAGGATATAAAATTTATATCTTCGACATTCCATTCGTCACAGTCAAGTGTATCGAATGTTTTGTCTGTTCTTAAGCAACCCGATTATATAAGAGAGCAAGCACATAAGGGTAAGTTAACTCTTTTTGATATTAATACACTGAAACAGATACCTAATGTTGATGAAAGGGTAAGATATGCAAAGAAAGTTGTATCTGGTGATATTGCAAAGACAAGACTTGCAGACGAAGTAAAAATGCATATTAGAAGACAGAAAATTGTTGATGCTGTTCCAGATTTAACTAATGAGTTGTTAGATAAGCCTGAAAGCAGTTCAAAACAAGGTAAGAATATTTTCATACCACCAGACTTCAAGTTGTATTTTACAATGGGTGCTGCAGTAAGACTTGACTGGGCATTATTGCCTCAGACAAATATACTTGTTAGTGCATATCATATATTGCATGCAAGAAACAGACTTCCAATGCTTGATGACATTATTAATAGGAGAAGTGAAATGGATTCTCTTATGATTGATTCAAGTTCCATTATTGCAATGGATAAGGGAGATACTGATTGGTTTGGCAAACAAAAAGAGATAGTTGCACTTGCAAATGCTGTTAATGCAGATGTGGTTGTTCAACTTGATGTGTTGTGCAAACCAAAATTGTTAGATAAGTGTGGTATGTCAGTTGCTGAAGCACAAGCAATAACTATAGAAAATGCAGAGAACTTTATGGATTTGGAAACAGATGCACGTAAAGTATATGTATTGCAAGGATACGAGAAGAGAGAATATATGACTTGTATTAATGCGTTCCATGAACTTGGCATATTTGAAAATAACAACAATATTATTGGTGTTGGCAGTTCAGCTGGTGAGAAGGCAGAGGCAACATTGGATAGGTATAAATTCTGTTGTGATGCAGTACATAAGATAAATCCAAAACTTGGAATACATGCTTTCGGTATTGGTTCACCTGATATCATTACAAAACTATATGGTTATGGAGTAACACAAGTTGATAATCAGACTCCAACTGTATTGTCACGTATTAATCAGTGGGTCAATCCCGAAGATGGTGAGTCTTTTAAAGGACTTACACTTGCAAAAACAAGAAATACCGCAATGTATCAAGCACAACTGTTATGGAACTATGGTGCATATTTCAATGGTATAAATAACAAGTTTGCAGCGTTAAAAGGCATTGAGCCAAGAATAGTTGACGAAGCAGTTGACGAAACACCAGAAGAGGAGTGAGTATAATGGTTAGGCAGTACATGGAATTTAATTTCGATACAGTAGCAATAAGTAAATCAGGTATACATATGTATAGACAGTGCCCGAAGAGATTTGAATATATGGTAGTAAAGGATATGGGTTTTAAAGATACAGACCTTCCTGAGGCCATGGTTGTCGGGACTGAGTTTCATGATGCTGCCGAACTGATATATGACCAAATAGATAAGGAAGCCATATTAAGGGGAGATATTTCGGTTGTTGATGAATATTCCAAGTATATGGAATATACAGAACATAGAAAGAATTTTATTGATATGGAACAACGACGTTTCGACTCGTTGGGTGGTGTAGGGAAGGTAGATGAATTCTTCTTCCCTTTGCACCGCGAACTTTATATGGAAGACAAAGAATTAAATTTCTATGGCACATTGGATAGAATTGATAAAATGCCAGATGGGGAATATGTTGTTATTGATTATAAGGTAAGTAAGTATCCTAAACATCAAAGCGCATTTAGTAAGTACAGATTAGAATTAGCAGGATATGCACATTTGGCTTATGCTTGTGGTATAGTTGATAAGCCAGTAAAGTATATTGGAATTATGTTTATGAAAGATGATGATGAAGGTGGACACGGGGGTATGTTCTTTGAAAAATTAAAAGAGACCTCTATAAATGCATTTCACAGAAATCTTAAGAAGGTACAAGAAGGAGCACGTAATAGAATATTTGATGCAAAACCTGGCTGGGGATGTCAATGGTGTCCTTATGAGAGGGTTTGTATAGTTGATGAAGCACAACAGGTGAAATAATGGTAGTGAACAGAAAACAGGTATTAACCAGGATTGAGAAAGAAATTTACGATATATTAGTAGACGAAGGTGGAGTAACTGCAGAAGAAATTGCAAGAACGCGTCATGTTAAAAGGAACCAGATACAAAAAATGTTTGTTAATTTAAGAAAGAAAGGTGTTATAATAAGACAACAAAAAACTGGTAGTGGTCCTGGAGACGATGCTATATATTGGATAGATGAAGAAGACGTATTTGAAGGCAAACCTACATATAAGAAAGAATATAAAACACGTGCAGAATATGGATATGATTTACTGCAAGGTGTTAAAATGGTTGCTGAGGTGCAAACAAATCGTTTTATGCCAGAGGTTAGGCATTTTGATTTTGAAAGTCAATTGAGTATTGCTATATTGTATTTAGCTGATTTTCACATTGGACACCAGCATGGAGATTATGGTGCTATGGAATTTATGTTTGATTTAATTGCAAATACTGAAGGTTTATATGTTGTGTTTGTTGGTGATATGATAGATAATAGTGTTAACGCTATTGCGCCTACAGGTAGTACAAATATAGTGGACAAAGACGGACAATTAGCCATATATGAAAGCCTATTGGCTAAAGTCACTGACAAAAAGAAATTACTCATTATGTTTGAAGGTAATCATGAAGTCAGGTCTATTATATCTGACCACTTTAGAGTAACACAATATATTGCAAAACAACAAGACACAGAATATGGTAACTTTGGTCATCAGTTTGTTGTGACAATGAATGGCAGTCCAACAATTATATATTGTAGACACAAGATGAAGGGTCATTCACAATATAATCCCTTGCATCAAATGGTAAGAGCAGTGTTGTTTGATAATTGCAGACATGCAGGAAATGCAGATGTATTAGTAAGAGCACATACACATGAAAGTGCAATGGGTGTATTTAAAGTAGGTAACAAAGTTCGAGAAATGTTAGTATGTGGTAATGCTGTAGTATATGATGATTTTGCAGATAGGGTAGGATATGAAAGTATGAAATGGTCTATGCCTATGACTATAATAAGACCCGATGGCACAAGAAGAAATTATCGTCGTTTTACTGAAGGCATACAAGATTTGAAAGACTTCAGAGAAATTGAAATGAGAAGAATTGAACCAGAAGATGATGAGGAGGATGGAGAATAATGGTTAATATAATAGATGCTGGATTTATTATTAATTTGTCACCTGGTGATGAAATTAAAATAATGGAAAATATAGAAAGAGCTGGTCGAACTGCATACAAATCTGAAGCAAATATTACATCTGGTTCAGCAAAAGATTTTGTTGAAATGCTTATTAATAGAGGACATGAAAGTGTTTTAGAACATGAATGTGTATCAGTGAGAGTGATTTGTGATAGAGGTGTATCTCATGAGATAGTGAGACATAGAATAGCGAGTTATAGTCAAGAGAGTACCCGTTATTGTAATTACAGTAAGGAAAAGTTCGGTAATCAAATAACAGTTATTGATATCAGAAAATATTTGAAGGATGATGAATATGATGATTGGATAGAAGCTGTTGAGAATACCGAAATACATTATTTCGAATTATTAAGAAAAACAGGTTCACCTCAACTTGCAAGAAGTGTATTACCGAATTCGTTAAAAACTGAAATCTTAATTACAATGAATTTGCGTGAATGGAGACATTTCTTTAGATTGAGAACAGCTAAAGCTGCACATCCTCAAATGCGAGAGATTGCAATACCAATGCTTAATGAATTTAAGGGAATATTGCCTGCGGTATTTGATGATATAAAGGTGATTGAATGAGTGATGATGCAATAAATCCTAAACATTATAAGGATACGGAAGTTGAGCCAATAAAAGCTATAGAGGCTTGGGGATTGAATTTCAGTTTGGGCAATGTGATAAAATATATTGCCAGATGTGGAAAGAAAGATGATGAGATACAGGAGTTGAAAAAAGCTCGATGGTATCTTGATAGAGAAATTGCCCGGAGGGAAAAAAATGAATAAGACAACAATAGGATTACAGGAAATAAGCTTAGCAGCTGCACATATGGTACATACAGTCGATACAAAATGTTATAGGCTTCACGGTCATAACTGGATTGTAAATGTAGAGTTAATTGGCGATATAGCTGATGATGGAATGATAGTAGATTACGGTCTTATCAAAGAGTATCTCGATATGTTTGACCATAAGGTTTGGTTCATTGAAGGATATACAGATGATGTAAAGTATGAAGCATATAGGGAAATGTGTGTTCAGTATGGCGATGCAATGCAAATTGCGGTTCCAGTAATTACTAGTGAACATATGGCAAATTTCTTTGCAAAAGAGATAAAAGAAAAGTTCGGACTTAAAGGTGTTCAGGTAACTGTATTTGAGGGTCTTAGGTCATACGCTACGGGAGTGTGTTATGATGAAGATATCTGAGATATTTTGGAGTATTCAGGGCGAGAGCACATTCGCTGGTATTCCTACTTTGTTTATTCGATTTCAGGGATGTAATTTAAGGTGTAACTATTGTGATAGTGCTTATACCTTTGATATGGAAGCTGAAGGTGTAAAAGATATGACTGTTGATGAAGTAATGGCTGAAGTATATGAAGAGGCTGTTACCAAGACAAAGAACAATATGTTCATTTGTATTACCGGCGGCGAACCACTTATACATGCTGCTGACTTACAAATATTGTTGCAGAAACTTATTGCTGAATTTGGCGAAAGTGTTATTATCACGATAGAAACTAATGGTAGTATTAAAATACCAAAGGAATTGAGATTACCACAAGTGTTCTGGATTGTTGATATTAAGTGTCCTTCTTCAGGTCATGAATTAAATGATATGTCAGTATATGGTTTGTTGAAAACTTTAGGAAAACAGGATGAGATTAAGTTTGTCATTGGAGATGAAAATGATTTCATTTATGCACATACTATTGTTAGGCACTTCATACCTGAATACTTTTTGAATCAGCGCAGTGTTATATTTTCACCAGTTATACTTGATGATAATAAGGAATGGCCTGCAAAACTCGCACAGATGGTATTGGATGCTGAGTTACCGGTAAGAGTACAAATACAGTTACATAAGGTGATTTGGCCCAATGAAAATAGAGGATATTGAGTCTACAGTAGATATATTTGAGGATGAAAAAACTGGGGAAATCTCAATGGTTTTAAAAAGAGCTACCATAATGTTTATGGATGGTTCAAAGTTGAAACTCGTATGTACAATGGATAGTTGTGAGGATAAACTGGATACTGTATGCGTGGGCATTAATTGCGAACATTATAAAGCATATGATGGAAAAGGTAATGAGTTAAAAAGAGAACATTATGATAGTAAGTTGTTGCCACAATTCATTAAAAGAGTATGGCGAAGTAGAAAAGGAAAGAAGAGGGAATAATATGGAAATAAGATTTGATGAACTACTCGAAATGTTTAATACTTGTTGCGAAAAGTTCAAAGATGAAAAAGTAGACTGTGTTCTATTTGAAGATGACTTTAAGCAAATATTAGTAACAAGGAAGTGAAATTATGCACGATATGCAAAATGAAGAAGATAAGAGAGGGATTGAAATACAAGAGGTAGGTGTTACGGGGGTAGTACTACCTTTTAGAATAAAGGATAAGACAAGTGGAACACAACACACGGTCGGTATGTTCGATGTAGGTGTATCTTTGAATGCTGACTTAAAAGGTACACACATGAGTAGGTTTGTACAGTATTTGTCTAGTATTGATGAACCACTTTCATTGAAGTTATTGTCTATGACTATATTACCGGACATAAAGAGAAAGTTGGAAGCCAACAGTGGTTATATTAAGGTTAGATTTCCTTATTTTGTTAAAGTACTTGCACCCGTATCTGGTAAGTATTCATATTTGAAGTTGTCTGTTGAATTTGAGGCAAGGGATGAAGAAGTATTTCTTACTGTAACAACACCCGTGACTACTCTATGTCCATGCAGCAAAGAAATAAGTGAATATGGTGCACATAATCAGAGGAGCCATATAATGATTAAGATACAATCTGATGGTTGGGTGTGGGTTGAAGAATTAATGGATATTGCAGAAAAGAGTTCAAGTTGTCCGATTTATCCTTTGCTGAAACGACCTGATGAGAAACACGTAACAGAACAAGCCTATGATAATCCTAAGTTTGTAGAAGATGTTGTTCGAGAAGCTAAGTTACTTCTTGCAAGGCATCCTCAAATTACGTATTACAGAGTAGAAGCAATAAACCACGAGAGTATACATGCACATGATGCATATGCTATAGTCGAAGGGAGGAAATACAATGAATGAAGAAAAAGAAAATGTCGAAACAAAGACAGAAACGAAAAAGGTGAACTTGGTTCCGAAAAAAGTAATTGCCGAAATGGTATTTAATGAGGAAACAGGTAAAGTGGAAACGAACATAAAAGAGAGTGTTGTAAGAAAGCTTGTGAAAGATGACGTACAGGCCGGTCCTATAGCAATCGATAAGGGCATGAGAGAACTTCGTAAAGATATGACGAAATTGATAAAGAGTCCTAGGCGAAATGAGTGATTGTTTATAGGTGCATCCTAATAATGGACTACTAATCGTTAACACATAGTAAATGAAGTCTACCATAGTGTCTATATTGGCGAATCGAAAAAATTGTTGGGATATACCTATAAAAAATGAACATAAATGACTGTCTTTCAGGAGGTAGTACAATGTTGGAAAAAGAGATAAATTTAATAGGAAACAAGGAAATGCAAGATGGTGTTAGGGCCATCATTGAACAATATGAGGAATGGGTAGGGTCCTGTCCTCCAAGCCCAAGTGGTAAATATCATACGCATGAGAATACCATGGAAGAACATATACAGGATACAGTTACTTGTGCACTTGATGTTGCAAAAGAGTTTAAGATTCAAGGAACTGATTTTGATATATTGATTGCTGCGTGTATTCTTCATGATATAGGTAGAGTGAAAACCACATGTCTGGGCGAGAGTAAAGAGAGAGGTAATTGGAAATATTATCCAAAGACTGGATGGAGTCAGAAAGATTATGGAAAGAACCATCCGTTCGATAGCAATGATATTATCAAGAACATGCCATTCGAACATAGTGATAGAGTAAGAGACTTAGTGAAATGCCATATGTCTCATTGGTTAGCATATGCCCCACAGCCTAATAATTTGCTGGAATATGCAATGTGTATGAGTGACTACCTTGCTGTTCATATCCCAAGGATAAAGACTGATATGGATTCAAGGAGAGGAAGCAAATGAAAAAGGATACAAGTAAAGAAGTAAAGGCAGTTGTATTAACATCTGGTGGATTGGACTCTAGTACTTGCATCGGTATGGCTATAGAAGAGGGAAGAGAAATCTTTCCTTTGTCTATAGAGTATGGCCAAAAGCACCTTAGAGAGGTCAAGTCTATTTCTGATGTGGTGGTCCATTATAGGACTAAAACGAGGAATATTGAACCTTATGGTTTCCGCTCTCAGGTCAATCCACTTAAAAAAGTGAAGATTGACCTTCGTGCTATCGGCGGCAGTGCCTTGACTGATGATAGTATTGCAGTTCCAGAGGGACGTGATGAATCGGAGATGTCCGAATCTATTCCCCTAACCTATGTTCCAGCTCGCAATACCATTATGTTATCCATTGCGTTGGGATATGCAGAAGTTATAGAGGCCGATGAAATATGGATTGGTGCCAATGACGTAGACTATTCGGGTTACCCTGATTGCAGGCCCGAGTTCCTTGAAGCTTATGAAACTCTTGCACAATTAGCAACAGTCAGGGGCATACAAGGAAATCCATTAAAAATTAGAGCCCCCCTTCTATCTCTCACAAAAGCTGAAATCATAAAAAAAGGAAATTCGATAGGCGTACCATACCATTTGACATGGTCTTGTTACAACGGAGCTAACAAAGCTTGCAGTGTATGTGACTCATGCACATTGCGCTTAAAAGGATTTAAAGAAGCAGGAAGTGAAGACCCTATTGATTACCAATAAGGTCTTCCAGTATTTTTTTATACTCAATCTTGGCCCACTCATCTGCGTGAGCTGCGTATAAGTCCAACTTGGCTTCCACTGCTGCTCTCAATACTTCGTTCTTGATGTACTTGTGAGTAGCGGTTGAAATCTCAACATCAACTTCTATCATGATGTCATCTATGTACATATCGCAGTACATATATATCTCGTCCTTATACTCTCTATACATCTTTTTCACATACTTGTTTACAGCGACTCTGAATTTAGGACTTTTCCAATATGCGACACCAAAACTTATGGCCGCTATTGTTCCTGCAACAATCAGAATTGCTGTTTCTGTATCTATTTCCATTTCTTTACCTCCTTAAACTATATTATTAACATCAAGACAGCCGACACCATTAAGTGTTATGTCGCCTCCACTTGGATTATTTATATAATTTCCTGTAACTAATATATAATCCGATGTTGATGGCCCGTATACCGCGTCTACAAAATTACCTACAAACATATTACCACTTATCACAATCTTATCTGCACCATTTGTATCTATGGCTCTATAACCATTATTTTTGAAACGATTATTCCTTATAATAGCGCATACTGCAGGTGTATCAAACGTTATGCCTATATCCATATTATCAAATATATTATCTTCAATAATAACTCCAGAACCTGTACATTCAATAAATGTTGTTACTGTATGTAAACCAGTAAACACACATTCTTTAACAAAACTATTATTTGATATTCTCATCCAACAATCATTATCAAATTTGCATTTGTAAATCATTGATTCAGCAATATTTAGATTTGTTGACAAAAATTCTATGTTTTCAAACATGCAATAGTCACCTGATGCTATACTATAAGTATTACCCCCTGTTATTGTAACTTTTCCTATACCTCTAATCGTAATATAATCACCCATGCCCAAATTGGCATTGATAATATAATCTCCTGCATTGACTATGATTTCTCCACCTGTTGCAGCAAGAGAATTTACAGCATCAACTATATTATCATAATCTGCATTACCCGCCAAATTAACAGTAACAGAAGCAGTAACCGACCCAAATGGGTCATCAATTCCAATATGTCTGTCATTATGTGATTCAATTACCATATTATTAATTGTTGCTACTTCAACATTGTTATAAACCGAACCACTTATATCCCAAAATTCAAGATTCTCATCAGTAAGACTCTTTAATATAACATCAAGAGTATCTATATATATTTGACCTTTAGCTACAGGAACAGAGTCAGCTATAATAATATCCTCTGTAATTATATCATTAACAAATGTCTTATTCCCATAAAATGTCATATCATTATTATGCAAATCATCTATAGCTTCCTCTAGTCTGTTCATTTCTGAAGTTAATATTATTTCTGTGCCCCAAGTCTTCTTAGTAAATCCCTTTGTACTCGGTGGTGTTGGTACTGCCATATTCATTCCTCCTTAAAATTCTATATTATTGTCATCGGTGTTTGCTCCATTATCAATGATACTACCAACTACGTTAGTAGTTAATTGATTACCAACACTACCCGCTCCAAACGTTACATTAGTCGATATTATATTGTCCGCAATTATATTATTATCACCGTTCATTATAAAATATTCTAATACATTACCAACATATATAGCATTTGATACATGGGCATATGCTGCTTCAATTTTGTAAAAATTACAACCAGCTATTATAACCCCATCTGTATTATTTAAACAATTAACAGTTTCTAAACTAATACAGTTTATTAATTTTGTACCCATTAATATGTATAAAGCGCCTGCAATAAATACATTGTAAATTAAAGTATCAATAATATTACCATTGATATTCACTTTACAATTATTAATAATACAATTCGACACATCGCCTAACGTTATATGTGTTGTATACCCTTCACCTATAATTACACGGGCGTAGACAGATACAGGTGAAGAATAATTACCCGCACGCACATATAAAATGTCATGATTTGCTGTAGCTGCAATTGCTGTATTTAAATTAAGAAAGTCACCTTTGCCTGAAGGGTCTACAATATACATGGTCGCTCTTGGCACAACATCCCCCCCACCACTACCTCTAGGCGAATGTCTCATTCCATGAAGCTGTGGGTATACATCATTTACCAACCTTGTAACAAAATTCCCTAGAGAACCGTTTTGTAGAATTCGTGTGGAGAGTCCACCTGATTGTTGTATCCCTAAAGATATTCCTGAATATGTATAAAATGTACCATTAAGTGTAGGTGCAGAACTATCTTCGACTTTTAAATCCTTTGTACTTGTTTCACAATTAGTTATCCATAACGTTTTCAGAAACGTTTTTTCTCCATTAATGGTCATGTTATTATTAAATAAGTCATCGAGACCATCCTCTATGTTTTGCATTTCTGCAGCAGATATGTTATTTGCTGAAACCCATGTCTTTTTCGAAAACGCCATTATATCACCTAAGTTATATTACCATATGTAATACTGCCAGCACCCAAATTGGTTATAGCTGTACCAACAATATTTAACACTATATTATTACGTATTATCGTCTTACCACTGGCTGAATAAATTCCACTCCAAAAATCATCAATATAATTATCTTCAATTATTGCTCTTCCTAAACTTACATCGATTGCTATTGAAGTTGTACCATTTCCTTCATAAATATAATTACCCTTGACTATATTATAATAACCACTATTTATGCTAACACATTTTGAATCTCCGCCTAATCCACGAATATCATTATAAGATATTATATTATAATCTCCACCATTAATATATATATTATGTACAATACCTGCAACACTCATATGATACAAAGTGCAATGTGACACATTATTATTGCTTCCTGTAATTACTATTGAACTAACCGTTGTGGTCCACACATCATTTCTTATGGTAATACCTCTTACTATATTATTATCGCCACTTACAATAAGTGATACTGTAGCATATGTAAATGATACTGCCATATTTTCAAAAACAATATTATCACCCGCTATATCAATAGTATAAGTCAAACCGGCTGGTGCATTAAGTTCTGTATGATTACCACTGCCAATGATAGTTAAATTATTTGTTGAAATTGTAATATTAGAAGTTATTTCATAAGCCCCTGGTTCTATATATATTTTATCACCAGAAACCGCAGCTGCTAATGCGAGTTGCAAAGTTGCATAATCCCCATCAGGCCCTACTATTATTTGTGCACCTTTAGTAATATAATCACTACCACCGTGCATATGCCTAAGATGATGATTTTCTACAACAACACCATTAATAGAACCCAAATCTACATTTTCGGTAGAACCAGAACTGTCCAAACATTTAACAGAACCACCCAATGAATCGATATACATACCTTTGGCTGCTTCTATTCCAATAACGCCTCTAAGGTCAACTCCATCCATCAGTTCTATTCTTGCACCATTAGGATTCTTATCTATAACAAGAGCATCTTCGAACATTTTAATATTATCAACATCAGATACATTTTGATTATACCAATCATCAATACCAGTTTCAATTCTATTGAGCTCTGTAGCACTTATCTTTTCTGCGGTTACCCAAAGCTTTTTGACGAATGTCATAAAGTATACCTCCTTATGCGAACGTTATATCCCATGTAACTGTAATCGAATCACCTGCAAGTTTAACAATATTAATCGGTGCAACTCTACATGCACAATTTCTACTACTCTTTGCAGCATTAGTATCGGCTATAACAGCTTCACCCCATGTACCGGTTCCTACACCTGCAGCAAACGTTGCTACAAATCTAGCTAACCCAGTACTAGGTGAACTATTACTTGTAGGACTTACATATCCTAGCTCAGTACCTAACAATTCTGTGTCTGTTACCAATGCAGCAGTATTATCATCACCAACAGCAATGGTCTTAAGATATGATTCAGCAAACGCCATTTTATTGACATTGGTCAATAAACATGCAGCTAAATCTAAACCATCATCTAACACAAGATTGTGTTCTTCCACTTGTTTTAAGTTTCCATCTTTATCAAAAACTTCAAACTTTACGTTCGATTTCATACCTATTGTTTTCTCTTTCATTATAACACCTCATTTAACGAGTCAGTGCTCGTAATATCTGTTCTGTGTATTAATATATCTTCATCATCAACAATGCTAATAGGTTCAATATAAGCCAAGTCACCTGATGATTGATAAAATGAATCTGTCATACTAATTGTTTCACCCGAATATGGTCCTATACCATCAAAGTATATACCTGCTGCCTTAACATCATTTATTAAAGTCACTAGTTTATTCCAATCTTGTATAACTGTCCAACCAGCATTCATGTCTATAGCAATAAGAAAATGACCATAAGCACCAGCATCTATATATCCATCAATTACATCTACAGATATGATATCAATGCCTAGGAAAACAGATACAGCTTCTCTAATACTATATTTAGTTCCACCACCAACAAACCCTGCAACTCTTGCTTGAATTCTAGCACGAAATTGTGTATCTGTTTCTGCAGTCTGTCTTGTGAGTCCAACTATTTCACCAATGTTATCTAACGATTCACCTATAGCTGTAGAAACAAAATGTGAATCTCTTACATCATCAAGCGTATCACTAATATCGTCATACTGTTCTCCGTCCAGAGAAAGTAACTTGTAATTATTACTTGTGGTCTCACGATTAAAGACATCAGTCAATCTTCTAATTATATTGTCTACTCTACCCATTTAATCACCTTATGGTGGACTTATTGGATTAATAGTCGCAGTTATATTTCCTATAACTGTTTCTGCTTCTTGTATATTCGATATTACTATATTAACAGTTGCAACTGGTGGTGTAACTGTATCTAATGTAAGAGCGGTTACATCAATGACCCAATTACCAACATTATAAATAACATCATATAACTTTGCGTATATAACATCATCACCCAAACCAAGTGTATCATTAATATATGTAGTAATCGCTTGTTCAATCTGTGTAATAGCATCTGTTGGATAAATATCTTGATTTACATCTACAGTACATGATGCATAACAAGTTACACCTGTAGGATTCTGCCACGTAAATGCAATACCAGCTGCCCTTGTTTCATCAATTGCTACATATACAGGGTCTGTAACCAAAGGTGAATATGCTGGTCCTTTAACAACAACATTAATATTATGTAATGTCAAATTCTCAATTACTAATACCTCTGTAACACCCGCAACTGCCAATACAGCTTGTGTAATAGCTTCAATTGTGGCATTTCCACTACCTTCTAATGCTAATTTAATTCTTAATCTTAATGCAGCATCTGTTTCTATATCAGTTCCCCCGGATGCCGCTGCAACATTGGTAATAGAAGTTACACCTGGAATACCAGTAACAAGTTGTGTAATAGTACTACTTGATACATTCCAACCAATACCATAACCCATAGCTTCAGCAGCTAATATAAGTGTACCTCCAGCAATCGTTCCACTTGTGGTTGTCTGGAAAGTAATACCATCAATAGTCTGTACACCCTGTCCAATACCAACAAATGTACCATTAATACCATTAAACGTTATATTAACAGTAGCCTTATTAGCTGGTATCCTGATTATGCTGAGAAGCTCTCCTAATTTATCCAGAGAGGCACCAGTTGCAGTACTCACGAATCCAGAGTAATATATACCTTCTGCCATATTCCACAAATTAGCTTCTTCAAATGCACATACTTGTATAAATTTATACAAAGGAGATGTATCAGTTAAATCTGCATCTGCACCAAATAATGCTAAAGCATCAGCTTTCTTTTCGTTTAATATCACTTCATACAGTTTCTTAATAAAACCGTCAACCGTAACTCCATATGCCATTAGAATACCACCGTAAATACTATGTTTTCTTCACCAAATACTGCACTAACTTCAACACGCATTGTCCTGTTAATGTAATCTTTATCTATAATCTTGATGTTCTTTATCATTCTAAAATACCGATACTTAATAAGAGCTTCTCTAATAACAGTTTCAATAACAATATCGGGAGATTTTGCATTTAATATTACACTTATATTAGTACCAAAACTGGTATTAAACATATCTTCACCCACTTGTGTTTTAAATAAGAAAACAATATCCTGCCCTACTTTATCGCTATCTGTCAGCATAATAAGATTCTTTGTCGAATCATATACTAAATCGAGACCATCGATTGTATCTTCCATCTCAAATGTTTGACCATATGCCATTATATCACTTATCCTTTTCTTACTATATATAGTTTGCGGACTACTTTTAAACTCCACCGTTAGCTATTTCGACCCACGAATACGCGTCCGCATCACTTTTCATACACATATATACCCTGTCTCTAAATCCAGCAGCACCTTCAACAGTCATAATCTGCCCTCTGTACGTTACACTTGCAGAGGGTAGTGATGACATATCATAAAACTTTAAAGCTAAACAACCAAAGACATTAGCATATATATCATCTTCACTTAACATTGTAATTTTGTCAGGAATTTTAATATCAATACCATCAATACTACTTCCTATTTCTGAATCTAATATAAATCCACCTAATATGAAAGCGTTATCAGAACTAAAGAACTTAGTGGCTATTTCTTTTCTGGAACTACTGTCAATGATTGCCTTCGAGATACTTTCCTTCGAAAAGGCAATCATCACAGTGTCCCCCTCTGTAATTGGGTACATTATAATATTATTTCCGCCCCTTGGATATAATATTGGAACATTTTTAAGAACACTTATTGAACCCCTATTAACAGTACTTGAAACTTTAATTCTTACATCGCATCTTACAGTATCTGAATTAACTGCTATAACTGTTCCTATACTAATTATAAACATGTCAAACAATCTTTTATTAACAATATCATCGACAATATCTTGTATAGTGGTATTACGTTGAAGCATCTTCTTCATCTCCCGGGAAAGTATCAGACACATACAAAGCTTGGTCTTTATATGCAGATGCTGGTCTACATTTAAACTCAACAATGTGTTCATCTTCTGTGGACTTATAATTAATAGAATTAATAATAAAATATTGGTCTGTATTTACATCAAATGCAGACGCTGACGTTTGTATGGCAATTAGCGATTCAGGAAATATATTAGGTAATAGAACAGATTGAACAGTGTATTCAGATAATAACTCTCCACTAATTTCATTAGACCTTGGTGTTTCATTAAAGTTAATAAGTCCAGTTAAATATGACAATCTTACTGAAACAGGCAATGTTAATCCAGGCCATATAATATATAACCTACCATTAATTATCATCCAATCGAAATACAAATTATTTTTTAATGCATTTAACCCAGCTTCATATGTTTCTGTATTTTTGACAAATTGATATTGATAAACAGGTTGAGTCAGGAAACTAATATCAGAGAAAAAATCTTCTCTTTCAAAATTTTCATCAATGCCGGCTATTGCTCTCATTAAAGCTAAAAAGCTATCATCTTGTGGAAACTGAAATACTATATCAATGCCATATTTGTATAGTGGAATTCTACTAGTATCTATAGTGGGCGAAACACTATCTGTAACTCCAGCATTAAGCCATTCTTCTATACATTCTCTTACACCCTTATCTCTTACATACGCAACAGTATCAGTATTATTTGTAGTTATACCACTTAATATGGTACCATTAATACATGGAGCTGTTAAAGCTTTTGGATAACCGCCTGAAATTTTCAACATGGTTCTTACATCTTCGTCTTCTCTTTCAGTTATTACTTCGGTTATAGTACCTATAAAAATATTATTGTATAAATAATCATAACCAGATTTAATTTGGATATGAGCCCCTGCTTTTATAACTTGAAGTGTGCCTGCACCCAAGTTCCACATTTCTACGTCTCCTTCAATACTTTTTGTATTAGCGCCATTATGTTGTATATCAAAATAAATCTTTACACCTTCATTCCACATTTTTCCTCTTGTATCATAATAATTACGATACTCAGGTAAAATCTGGCCGCCCAACCTATCAGTAATACTTTCAAATCTTCCAGTATGTAATGTTGCTTGTAACTTCCTTACATCAACAAATGACGGGTCAAGTAATTCTAACTTATCTCTTAATTCTTGTTCATCTTCATTTAAATCACCATAATTGGTATTTAATATATGGTCAAGAGTATAAGTATACTCAGTGGAAGCAACACGATTGCTTTCCCTATAATATTCACCTAGTCCGATTTCACCCTCACTCTTAAGAGTAAAGATATCTTTCAAACTAAAACTGCCTGTATTAAGCCCCAGAGAATCAGCAGTAGGCGTAACTGTAACTTCAGTATATCTAACCATTATCCTCCACGTATTGTAAATCACTTGCATCTAATATCCATACCTTTGGATCATAAATATTAGACACGTCATATGCATATAATGCTATTAAAAATCTACCATTAACATCTTTAATAATATATGTGCCTTGGTCAACCAACTTTGTAGTTAATACTATTCTCAACTGAAAATAGTCATTAATTCTTAAAATCAAACTATCATCAACATTATTATAAACCCAATATGCCTGATATAATCTACCACTATATGTAAACATAATCTTTTGAGAAGGTCCCTTATTTTTATCATATGGTATCATACTGTGTCTTGCATTTGTTAACATTTATACACCTCATAATATTGGGTCTAATACTCCACCTAGTACTTCAGAATTAAGTCTCATAAGATATGACTTTTGTTCATCTGTTATTGGCGTGAAATCAGTAAGCTGTATATTTACAAGCTCACCTGTTTCAAGGGAAGTTGATACTAATGAATTTGATTCACTATCATACACAAATTGAACATTAGCTGCTGTTATAATTCCCATTAAAATCTTTTTCAATGTAAAAGAAACTTCGAAACTGTTAAGTGAGTCCGATGATTCGGTTACTTGAAAATCAGTAAATATAACATAATCAAATGTACCAAAATCACATTCTATAGTAAATGGGTCTCTCGTATTTAACAAAGTTGTAAGAGCGTTCATCAATTCTGTTCTGTCAGTAAGCAATGTATTTGAATTCTCCCATTCATCTGTAAGTATACAACTTACATCAAATGTAGGCCTGCTCATACTATAGTGGTCTGAAACTTTGAATCCGTAGTCAGTAGTATATTCAGGTGAATCAATATCATATGAAAGAGTCAATTTACTAACTCCTTTTAACGTAATGCTAATCTGATTTTTCTCTTGCTTCAATATTAAATTACTGTTCCTAGCCGTGGCTACAGGCAAATTAGACGGTGTATATCCGCCCCCACCAGCCATTATCTGAATATCACTACCTAATCCTATTCCGCTTCTAAAGTGTGGCATATTTATACCCCCTGTTGGGCTGCACGCTTAGCCCATTCTCTATTACTTTTTCTAACAGCTTCTTCGACCCCTTGTTTCACCATAAATTTCATTTTCTCTAAATCTTTAGGAGTACCACTAAGTGTAATATTACCCATTGTTACGGTAGTACTTGGACCTGCTACATAAACTGTTTTATTACCAAATCCACTTGCATCACTACCCATACTAGGTTCATTTGGTGATATGTCAGTACCCTTAATATCGTGTTCTAATGTACCCAGTGTCTTTCTTATGTGTTTACTACCACTTTTAAATGCATCTGGAATAGTACTATGAGCCATTGTCTCATCAGCTACTTCTTCTTGGTCTCTCATAGCCATTGCTACAGCGCCAATTGCAAGTGCTATAGCGCCCATTATACCTAAAACAGGCAACATTGATATTGTAAGTGCTTTAAATGAGTTTGATAATGCATAATTAGCAGCTACCCCAAACCATGTTTGAATTGTAAACATTTTAGTAACCAGATAATCCTTGACCTTTAATAATATACTCCATAATTGGCCAGCTATAACCTTCATTCTGGCGTTTTTAACACCCATTAAAGAAACAACAGCTGCTCTATTTGCGGTGTTTAATTTCCACGTTGCGTAAGCATCTGCTATATTAGCAGCTGTCGAACTTTTGGTAATTATTACCTCTTTTAATTGAGCCATATACTTAGCGACAATTGCTCTTTGAGTCTTATATATTTTAGCATTAAGGAATACATAAGCATAAGCAAGTGTTAATACAATACCGGTTAACCAACCTGCAGCTTTTCCATACTTAATTGATACATGTTCTGCAACCAAGAATATCAAAATTAGTGGTGCTATCACAGCCATTAGTTTTAAGAAACCCCCTACCGTTAACTTAATTATTTCCCATGTTAGTTTTTGGGTCTCTATTCTTAAGAATTTAAATGATGCCGAAAGCATTTTAGTATCTATATTAACCTTCATCATATCTTTACCCATAGCTTTAAAAGCTGCAATCATCATAATAAATGAACCTAATAACATTAATGTCTTGGCAAATAAACCACCAAACACTGTTATTAATATAATACCTAAACCAATAATAGTAGCTAACCAAGGCGGCATCTTAGCAAGAGCATCAGCTGTAATTCTAATAAGATTATTCCAAGTTTGCATTACTGGTGCCATTTGCGAACCAATAGATTCCCACATCGTGTCCATAGAAGCTTGTAACAATATAATACTACCATTAAGTGTTTGCAATCTTTCTCTAACAATTTCACTAACAGAAGAAATAGCTTCCATTTCCTCTACCCATCTAGCTGTTGCATCGGCAGCAGACATTCCTTCTTCAGTATATTGTTTTATTGTTTCTCTACCAGAAACTAACACATTTTCAATATCTATTGCCGCTTCTACTGAATAACCCAACTCTTCTGTAAAGTAATCAATGGCTGTTTGCCCAGCCTGTAATTGATTAACCCATGTACCTAAAACTTCAGCAGAATTTTCAACTATATTACTATGTATTGTTGTACGAGCACTTGCTACCTGCATCTCATATTCCCATTTTTTCATCTGTGCAATTGCTTCATCATCTAATGCTGCTGCCCATGCGGTAGCTGCTCTTGCACCGAATAAAGCTGACAATGCTGCAAGTTTTTGTGTAGCTGTTAAATCACCTAACTTATTATTTAATTCATCGGCGATATCAATCATTTGAATCATGCTACCATCTGCATTTGTCAATTCCAAACCATATTGTTCAATAACACTTCCAGCATTTAATCCTTCATCGGTAGTTATTCCTAAAGCTTTAGACAAATTCAATAAAGACTGTCTTAAACCTCTACCAGCAATACCACCTCTAATCATATTGTTACCAGCATTCATAAGGAAGGCATTAATTCCTTCGAATTCTAAACTTAATTGTGATGCAATTGCACCTACGAACTTAAGTGCTTCTCCTAAGTCAGTAGCTGTATTTGCAGAATTTGTAATAGCATAAGCAACTTCAGCAACAGTTGCTTCTAAATCTGAAGCATCTAAATTAAAAGACCTAATAATACCTGCAGTTAAATCAGCTGCTTCTCCTGTATCTATCATACCTATAGTAGCTAAACTAAGAGTAGATTCAGTGGCTTGTAATACTTCATTCATTTCAAAACCAGACATAGCTAATCTTTCCATAGCTTGTCCAGCCTGTTTAGATGTAAATTCAGTCTCTATACCTAATCTAATCATTTCTTGTCTGACAGAACCAAAATTATCTTCAATGCCGGGTAATAAGGTATTAACAACTGTTGCCTGTTGTTCAACAGCTCTTGTAGCTTCCATCATTGTTTGTTGCAACTGACTAGTAATATTAACAGCTTTATTAATAATACCAGCCATAGCGTACATGCCAAAAGATAGGAAAAGTGCCTGATTTCTGGTAAGCTCCATAGATTGACCAATACCCGCCAATCCTGCTTTAACATTACCAGCATCTTTACTAAACTGGGCTGTACCACCCAATTGTATATCTGCTTGGGCTACTTCAGTCATTACACTTCTCCTATCTGTACTGTTGTGACATGCGACCAACAGCGGACCGTGGTCTTGAAGATGCTCTTGCCATATCACGCATTATTTTTTCTGCATCGGATGGATTCTTTGCATTTTTTACAGTTATTATTCCAGCCTGACGCAAATATATCAAATGCTTAACAATGGTCTTATAGGGCCACTTCTTTACTTCTTCTACTCGTTCTCCAAATTCGTGGGCAATGGCATAGTAGGCGGATTCTCTTCCAACCTCACGCTCGAGTTTTTTTGCACCACCTCATTAAGCCCAAGAGTTTTTTCAATCTCTTGTACAAGCATAACAAGTGCTTTCGACTTTAATTTATCGATGTTAAGGTTTTTGGGTTCATTAACTGCTAATCTAATCAGTTTCCTAATATAGGCAGAGCTATCCATATTTTCAGGATTATCACCCATAATCTTTGACAATTCAGTACCTGAAAGTTCTCGCCACTTAAAGGTTACACCACAAATTTCGGCTTCAAATTCCTCATCACATACATAGATGCTGCTTAAATCTTGCTCCGGCATTTTCTATCCTCCTTAAGATGATTCTTCTTCGTACCCAAATCCTATGAGTGTATATTCGATATCTGGTGCTTCCTTGCCACTTGTTTCAAATGGTGATGGGCTCTGAATGTAGGCGTAATTAACTGTCCTTTTCCTAAATCCAAAAGCAAGAATCCAATCAGGGTCAACTTCAACCAGAATTGTTACAGGGCCCTTTAGTCCTGCTTTCTGTTGCTTATAGATTTCATTCAGTACCGTATGCGACTTGCTAGAAGACTTCAGATTTATAACACAAGTAGCTGCGTTTGAAGGGTCGATATTAAAACCAATATCTCCTGTCAAACCTTTAATCAGTGTGTTCTCTGCTTCAGGTGTTAACCCAAAACCGTCTTCTGAAAGACCTTCTATTTCGTTTCCATCAACATACAAGGTAATCTTGCTTACGTCATACACCCTATACGGGTTTGTTGGTTCATTTATAGCCATTTAATTAACCCCCTATCTCGAGTGTGAGATTCAAACGAATCTCCTGTATATGTCCAGGCAATCTTGCTGTAACAAACACGTTCCTAAGTATCCTAGCTGTTTTATCTGCAGCTGATATTGTACTATAGGCAGGAACCTCAACATCATAACCTTTTGTCAACATGTTATTAACAAGATATGGTTCTCTTAGTGCACCAACATTTACTGCATCCTGGCAAGCTGCTTCAACGGTTGACCTAACAAGTGCAATACCAGATGGTGTATACTGTATATGTGTACCAGCAATCAAATCGCTTAGCCTGTCAATTATAAGCTCTTCCAGGTAATATTGTGACCTTACAATATCCACATACTCGTACAAGGTACCAGTGCCTCTTGTTAAACCATCACTTGCTCTGTCGAGGTCCGACTTATTAATAATCACATTAATATTGTCAGCTTCAAAGGTTGCTACATTAGACTTGCTAAAGTATGCATCCATTTCAACACCAGTGACTGTTTTCCACATTAGTTTGTCCCAAGGCACTACACCACTAAGAACGCCTGCCATCATAGCAGCAACATCCTGTGTATCATCCTGATGAGCAAATGCAACAAGATGTCTTGTAGTGAACTCTGTTATTGGGTCAGAGATATCAGCCACTGATTCACTTCCAGTCCATCCACCCATACCTACACCGATAACACGGCTTACATCAAGATATGAATTTATCATTGTGTACCAATCACCATAGAATAAATAGGTAATCGGACTCATTGCAAGCATAGCGATATCTATGTTTAAATCCTCGAGTGCAGTTATCAGGGTTGTCCAGTCAGTATAACTATATGCAATGTTTACAGTACCGCCACCACCAACATTAACCCATATCTTACCGGTCAATGTATTAATCATGGCCTTTGATGCACCTGGGTCTGTTGGCACACCACTTGTATACTCTATTGTATGTGCGGCAATTACCGGGGCTGTTACACCTGCAACTGGGAAATTTGTAAGTGTTTGCAATGAACCCATTGTTACAGCTTCAGCTGCTACATCTGTATTTGTTGCTCTTACAAAATACGCTGATGCAACTCCCTGTGCAAACAGTTCAACTGCTGCAAGATATATATCACTTGTTCCCCCAAAATAGGTTGAAACATCGGTCAAATTACTTAATTCCATAGGTGTGTTGTCTGCGGCAGAACCACCCGCTTCTCTGCCAATTACTAACACTGTGCCGTAGTTGGGAATCTTAGAACCGACTGCGACAATTGTAGTATCTATAAATACTGGGTCTAAAGGCATTATATCACTCTATCCATTTCTCGATAGCTTTGAGCAAATCAGCCTTATACATTGTACCTGGGTCCAATCCTATTTCACTTGCGTATTCTACAAGTTCATCCTTGCTCATCTTATCGAGTGGTTTCTGAGGTTTTGGAAAATCGACTTCGTCATCGTCTTCCTCATCTTCCTCATTTTCGTTCTCTTGCTCAGGCTTCTCTTCCTCTTTCTTCTGTTCTTTTACCTGTTCCTGTTTCTTCTCTTCTTTTGGGGGTTCAGGCGGATTTACAGAAGGCGGCAAAGGAGCTGCCATGGGCTCCGTCTTGTCTTCAACTTTATCCAGCATAATTAGTCCTTGCCTTTGGGCCATTTCTAGTTCTTTAGGAAGTTCCTTACCTTCCCATTCGTATGTTGCGCCCGATGGCAGAACCTGTCCTATGCTTAAAAGTTGAACACTTCCTTTTGCTGTTATTTTGTATTTCATTCGATGTCCACCTCTTGGTCTATTTCTTCAACAGATTCGACCAGAGTTTCAACTAATTCAACGTGTCTTATTTTTACATCAAATTGGCGTCTTCTCTGATATTCTCCCTCAACGAGTGCGTCAAGGTTCACAATTGTTGCTTCTGTGACATTAACTGTATTATCAGGCATAGTCATGCTATACTCGAAATACTTATGAAGCTGACCTGCTATGCTGTCAGCTAATACTATTCCATTAATATAAGTGCCTTCATCTACATCACCGTAATCTTTGGTAAGTACATTAACAGATAGTATATCGAATTTTTCTCCCCCTTTAAGTATTCTTATCCATTTAGATTTAAATGTTACATAGAAATATGAACCATTATCAGGTTCATCAGCACCTAACCATTCTATAGTATCACCTGTTAATTGATAATCAACTCCGTTAACAAATGTATGTAATCTATCTAACAGAAATCCTTGCACTTCATCTATTATCCATACGAGAGTCATAGATAGAGAGTACACGCTTGTTCCAGATGTGAAAGTTATTTCATCCATTTGCTGATTCGTTTTATTATATACCAAGTTAATAAAATCATATGACTTTTCACTAAGTGATGTATACTCTAATATAATACAAGGCCATGTATCATTTTCCCATTGACTAGCATATCTTATTGGTATAGTTAAAGATTGACCATTAACTACAAACTCAGAGGGAATTGCTCTAAATAATTCTAATCTTTGCTCAGGAGTCAACACGGGTAACACCAAACACCTTTGTATTCGCTATATCTTCATAGTCGAATCTTTCAATAACCTTCCATTTATCATCTTTAGAATCTATTATAATATCATTTAACACTAAATCAGGATACCATTCTTGCGACAATCTTATATACAATAATCTTGTAGCTACAGGCCTAACACCTTGAATTTCAGCAATTGCATTCTTGTTATCTACTAATATCCCTTTGAATGGTTTCTCATACGATTTGTCAGGATTCCTATAACCATCTTCCCATCCTATATCTTCAGTTTGCACTACATGTAATGTTTCTTCAAACATCCGAAACGGAAGAGCTAAATCACCGAGTAACTTTGACAAAAGAAGCCTCCAATTCTGCAGTAAATTCTTTTATTATGGGTTTAGCAATTTGAGTCATTTCTCTATTAACTTGTCTTATTGCTGGTCCTATAAACGGTCTAGCTGGAACCCAAGTACCTGATTTATGAACAAACCCAAATTCATGTAATTTGGGGTCAAATTTATCACTCTCTACCCCAAAAGACCAACCAGTAGGAGTTTTTTTAACAAAAATACTTTTCATCAAATCGCCTGTTTCCCAAAGAACGGCATCAAAACCTTTTCTATCTCTGGTAGATTTGGCGAGTGGAGCCCAAGGAGTACCCTCAATAGTACCCTCTATAGTGAACTCCATATCTAAAATTTTCTTACCACGTTCGGCCATGGCTTGAGCTAGATGCTGTTGTGCAATATATGCAGCTCTTTCAGCTATGCCTTTGTCTAGCCCTTTCATCTCGAAGTTGAATAATACTTCCATTCCACAGCCTCGCGTGAGTTTTTCACACCTTCTAAAAAAAAGAAGGGAGGTCATCTTTATCTAGTTCTTGGCCAATTACAATGGGAGTTTTCCCCATCATCTTCTGGCCTATTGTCGAACATTGGAGTTGAATCTATATCGTATTCATCTCCCAATGCGTCTTCTAATGATTCGTCCATTGCGGCTTTTAATGCATTCAATTTATCTTTAATTGACCGCTGAACTTGTAAATCGTGAATCTCAATTCTTGTATATAATTCAGACTGAATAAAAGAGTAATACGCAGCCCGCCTGCGGATGAATTCTTCAGATGCATCATCAGTTAAAGTCATACCTAATCCACTTGCCTTTCTCTCGGCTGATTGGATTTCTAACTCGATTGTGTTAGTCGATATTTCCTCTTCTGAGATGTCGTTCAACTGAAATCTAACATCCGCAACGGTAACCGCCATTTTATTTACCTCATACAGTATAAGGCTTTCACCTTATGATATTGCAATCACTTTTCTCGAAGCAGCTGCAAGCACCTGCTTTGGCTCAAGGAAATCGGCAATTGCCCAACCATCGTAGAAAGCCGGTCCACCCGGGTATTTCTCTACGAGCTCTGGACCATCTGCTAGTGCAAATGCTGGAGCTTTCTGGTCAAGTATCCATGCTGTCTTTGCAGTGAGCTGTGGGTCGATAACAATCTCTAACCCAAGAACGCTTGGAATCATACCTGTTACAGTAGAACCCCTAATGTATGCATCTACGATAAATGGACTTACTGCAAACGCCTTGTATACTGCAGGCGGCATTGCCAAATACTGTGGATTGTATCCATTGTCGTTCAGCGTGGTGATACCAGTCAAGATATCATCAAGCGGGTTATTGGTTGATGTACTCCAAACACCAGCAGATGTAAAGGCTGTCGAACTAACCATTTCCTCTGCAATCTGTTTGTTCTCCATTCTCGCCATATCTCTGGCTGCATCCATGGCTGACATTTTCATGATGTCATGAATTGACCTAAGCTTGGACTCTTTGGACTGGGCCACGTGGACCACATTCTTCCAAAGACTAAAGTCGAGGTCAACGAAGCTTAGAGCACTCAACTCGGCTTCTACCAACTCACCAACTTTTTCCTGGCCTTCGAGGTTTGTCTGTATAGGGAACTTTCCTTCGATTCTATTACCGAAAGGCAATACCCGGCAAAGCTTTCTCAGATTGTACTGTGGTGTTGCCTGAAGCAAAACCTCCTCTGCGATAACCTCTGCTTTCATTGCATCGGTAATATCTTCACTGACTATAATTTTACCCATTTAATCACCTCAGATTAATATCTCCGCGACAACAGCTAATGCTGCGGCATCTGTAGTTACTAAACCAACAAATACACCACTACCGGTACTGTCATCAACGCTTCCGCCAGTTGCACTTGTAAATGCTCCCTGGCCCTGTCTAAGTGCATTACCAGATACCTTGTTCACTGTTACGTTTCCACGCACAAGAACTCTAATATCATGCTGTGTAGCTGCTACTGCGGCAACACTAGGACTGACCATAACACCATAAGGTGCTACATCTGCAGCCAACGTTGGCCTCCAACCGTCATCTGCAATTACACTACACACAACACTTCCAATTGTGATTGCTGTGTTTGTCTTGGATAGACCATCAACTACCAGGAATCCAACCCCAGTCCTATTGATGCTACCTGCTGTTATTGTATTAGCCATTATTCAGCCTCCGGTTTGTTCTCGCGCCCGAAAAGTTCTTTCCTAAGCGCGTTCTTTCTAATATCTTTCTCATCGAGTCCATTGTCTCCGTCCTCAGGGGTTACTGGAGGCTCAGGTGTATCCTGAGGGTTCGCAGACAGACTGCGGATATCCTCAAGCTGCACCTCCAACTGCTCACTTGTAAGTGAGGAAAGCTTCTTGATGAAAGAATCCTTGTCTTCCTCTTTGAGGAAACCTTTGTCAATTCTAAGGCTTGCCATTTCTTCAATTACTGTAGCCTTTTTCTTTGTCTCGATTTCTTCAAATTTGGCAGACAACTCTTCACGAGTAGCCTTCTCTGTTTTGAGTGAGGAAACCAGTTCCTCGTTCTTTGCAGAAAGCTCGGAAACTTTCTTCCTCAAAACAGCGTTCTCAGTCTCGTACGCTGATAGCGCAGGGTTCTGAGAAATATGTCCCTTTGGCAAGAGTACAACGCCTTCTATTTCTGTTCCATTGATAATCAATGGATTTCCATCAGCAAGTGGTGCCTGAGGTGCTGGATAAGCTCCCTCAATTACATCTTGCGGTTCTGGTGTGTTATCGTTCGGCATCGTAATTCACCTTAAATATACTATATCTTCCATCGTATATATACTCTGTGTGGAGGGTAATTAACCATGTGCCTAAAACATAGGAAAAGCAATGTCAGTCAGAAGGATTTATATAGGGTAAGCGCGATATACTAATTACCCCAAACAACATAAGGCGAGGGTTAAGTCTCTCGTCTTATTCTTTCTTTAAGTCCGGCTCTTGAACTACCACCTGAGACTTTTTCTTTCTAGTTTTGTCGCCCCTAGGGCACAGGTCCATAATTTCTACCATGCCGCTTAAAGTCAGGTGCTTGCCTTCATCAAATTTCATCATGCACTCCCTGAACCATTTCTGTTTCACAAATGGAGCCACAATCATGCAGTTTTGGATTCCTTGAATCCTCAAAAAATTATTCCTAATAGTACAGCCTATACTAAGTGCCAACAATTTATTTTGAATGTCACGCAATTTTCCCTCTTCATCGCGAATTTCCACATATGGATTAAGTCTTACACCATTGTCCCTGCGATTAGTACTTACTCCCACATAAGCATTTTTAAATACGGATTCATCCAACATTTAAAAATGATTATGTTGGAGTAAGTGCTAATCGCAGGGATAATGGTATTAGGCTTAATCCATATATAGAAATTCGCGATAATGAAGAGAGTTTACGGGATATTCAAAATAAGCTGCTGA